CGACTTTGATGCGCGATTTGTTGACGAGCTGAAAGACAGGCGTTGTAGCCGATACAACAACCTCGAAGTAATTCCCGGAAACAATCTCCCCGCCTACAAGCGCTGCACCGTTCTGCTGGACGGCACCGGACCCGAGCGTGCCGACCGCCAGCGTCGTAGCCCCCGTGTTCGTGGCCGCCGCAAAGCCAGAGAAATGCTGCCCTACCTTGTAGACGGTTGGCTCGACATCAGGCGTGCCGGTAATCGTGTTGGTGCCAGATACGCTCGACAGGAACGTAGGCACCGTCGTGGCAACGTAGACAAAGTTGGCATCGAACTGAGAGCCTGGCTGCGCTCCGGACTCGGTTCCGAACGTATATGGAATAGGCATCAGAATTCCTCGTATCCAGCGCCTTCGAAGACACGTTCCCCGTAGGCTGTTTCAAGACCGCTTTCCTTGCTCCTGACTCCGAGGCCCTCTAGCATCGCGCCGATCTGGCCACCAAGGATGTTTGGCTCGTGTTCTTCCACCCGTCCGCGCTCGTCGCGCACGGGCCTCTTTACCCCTTCGGCGCGCAGCATTTCCATGAAATTCTTGGTCCACGCTTCGATGGCCAAAGCAAGACCGACGACGCAATCGTCGCCCGTCGCGTTCGACGCCCCGCCGACGAACATCCCCGCCTGCTCGATCTTGCGCATCTGCGCTACCGCCTCCTGCGAACGTATGGCGATCATGTCGCGCTCGACCATCGTTCGCATCTGCTCGAATATCCAGCGCTTATTCTCCTGGTTCATGCGCCAGTGCAGCGCACCGCCAGATCCGAGGGAATCGATCCTCCGGTACACGTAGTACGAACCAGAGAACTCGATTCGCGACAATTCGTCAGCGACGGCAATCCCGGCGCCGTTGATCTCAAGGTTAACCAGACACGGCTGGTATTCCTGCGTGAGGGAGGCAAGCACCCACGCGAAGCAGTATCCCGGTATGCCCGCCACCCGGAATTCGGCCACCTGGTCAACGCCATCGCCATAGCAGCGCAGAACCTCGATTACGCCCTCGTCGCTCGACGCTGTTCCCGCGCCGCCGCATGGGTCCGCGCCAATCACGTAGTACGCGCCGCTGACCGGAGCTTCCCAGATGACAAGTTGAGGCTCGGTGTACTGCGATTTGCGCCGCTCCAATTCCTCGTACTTGCGGCCATAGGAGTAGGAGAACTCCTGCCCCTTAAGGCCCCGCGTCGCGAGCATCAGCTTCGTGAGGCTAGGCGTCGAGAAGAACTGCGCGCCGGTCATCAGGAAGGCGGTCTCATGCGTGCAAGGATATTCCTCCTGCATGTTCTCAGGCGTGAATCCTTGGTCCTCGATCATCCAGCGCCACCACGCAAGCTGCCCCTTCGTAATATCGTGCTTGTAGATGAGCTTTACGGCACGCATCCATTCCGCTTCTGTCGGGCTCGGAGGCTCTTTGGAGAACACCCGGTACTCGCCGCTGCCGGGAGCGAACTGGAATTCGTCCGTGTGCCACCACGTAGCGAACACAAAGGACTGCGAGCGCGAGCGCTGCGCCGTGCGGCACATGTCGTAGAACATGTTGAACCCGCGAGCCGTAGACTCGAACATGTACAGCCTGTTCGGATGCTTCTGAGAAAACGACGCGATGAGAGAATCGAGCGCGTTGGCGTCGCCCCAGCTCGACACTTCCGTTCCGTGGCAGTAGTTCAGGCCCTTGCCGCGCGCGAGCGTGCCGCCCTGCTTGACCCCGGCCACCTGATAGATGAGCCGCGAGCGATTCGGAAAGACCAGATGCTCACGGTTGTGGCGGACCTTCTTGTCGCCCTTCTCCTGCTCCCCGAGCATCGAGTCAAGGGTCACGCGGAAGCTCTCGCGATTCGAATCCGTGTCGGTAATCAGGGCCCCGTGCATGCCGGGGTGTTCCTTCGCCCAATACAGGTCGAGCGCGAGCCCGAGGGTGGATAGCCCTATCTGCCTGCACTTGAGCACCACCACCGTTCGCCGGTCTTCTTCTAGGGCCTCTGTGATGCCCCTTAGCACGCGCACCTGGGCCTTGCGCATTTTGAAGCGCACAAGACCTACGTCGCGGCTCTCGATGGTGAGCCCGAGAGCGTACCGCTCGAACTTGCGCGGGTCGAAGACGGCTACCATGCCGTTGCCTTCCTGACTTGCATCAGAAAGGCCCGCACCCAATTGCCGCACGCGGTCATGCGGTAGGAAAGGCCGACGTGCTTGCCGCGCAGAGAGAATCCAGTCTTGAGTAGCGCCGCTCCTACGGAGAAGAACGTCAGCGGATTGCCGCCTGACCCGGTGAACGAGAGCGCAGCGCCGCCCGCTCCGGTGAAGCTCAGAGCATTGCTCACTGATAGAGTTGCCGATTGCTGCCCCGTATCGGTAATAGCTACCAGCACCCCGGTATCGTTCTTGGACCAGTCAACCAGCACCCCGCCGCGAATAATCTCATGGTCGTAGATTGGCGAGTCGAAGGAGAACAGCTTGGTGTCCGCCCGCGCCTGCATTGTGGCGCCCGTATCGGTGAACAGCTTGTACAGCTTTCCGGCGGAGTCCGCCCCAATTACCGTAGGGATTGAGTTAACCACGGCGGAGCACAGCGCCGTCAGATTGGCGCCTTGCTGGCACAGGAACCATTTCTTGTTGACGAAGCACGCAATCGCCGGTCCGGTGTAGTTCGGATGCGTCAGCGTACCAAGCATGCAGAAGATCAACTGGTTGAGAGAATTCCCTACTCCGCAGTGAAGCTGACCGTTGATCGTTGTGAATAGCCCGAGGATGCCGTTGAGCTTGTCGGAGACCTTCGGCGCGTTGACGCCGTAGAGCGCATAGACGCCCGCCTTGCTCGCTACGAATATGATCCGCTGCAAGTCCGCGAGCGCTCGCAGGTAAGGCGTCCCGATACTCGCCTGCAAGTTGGAATTCGAGAATACAGGAGTCGTCGATCCGGATGGCACCGTCAGGTCGCCTATGGTGTTGACCGACGTAGCGCCTACGATGTACAGAATCGACTCGCGCTCGTACAGCGCAATGATGTTGCCCTGCAACGTCGGGTCGTTCATCGCGAACGCTCCGCCGCCGTTCACTGTCGTGAAATCCGTATACGATCCGGGCGCGCTGAAGACTACCGCCCTGCCGCTGGCGATCCAAACGCGCCCTTGATGCACCGCAATGGATATGCCCTTGTTGGTCGCATCGACGACGGTGAATGAGGCGCCGTCCCAATATCCGTAGCCAAGCGCAGAGTCGATTACCAGAAGATCCGTATTCGACCACATCGTTGACTCACAGCCGCCAGGTGTGAATCCCGTCCCTATCGTGCTCGCAACGCCCGTTGCAATGTCTACGGCCGACAGCTTTCCTGCCGTGTCGCAATGGATCGCATAATCGACGCCGCCGAGATTGGCGTAGTCAAGCCAGTTGCACGCTGCCAGGCCGGTGGCAAACTGAGTCGGCCCGGACAGGACCGGCAGGTAGCCGTTGCCGACTGGAAAGTAGTCGAACAACCACGAGAAATCCTCGTCCGCAATCGCTGTCGGGTCAGACGAAGTGTCCAGCCCGCCAAACGTCGAGAGCGCGAAGTTCTGGATCTGCTGCTGCGCGTCCTGTTGCTGCGGCGCCGGCATCACGCCCCCTTCTGGCCCTTGCCGACAGCCTTGCGATGCGCAGCCGCCTCGACAGCAGCTTCCTGCGGATTCTTGGACGCCGCAATCATCTTCTGCTTGAGCCGGTCCTTGAGCGTGTCGATCATCGGCGGGTTGAGCATTTCGAGAAGGCTGTAGGCGTCTATCGCCCCGGCCTCGAATAGCTCGGTCACCACCATCTGATTCTGCGCCGCGAAGATCGGGCTCGAGCTGTGCCCGTCAACCTTGAACCGAACCGACTTTGGCAGCTCGCCAAATCTGATCGCCTCGCCGCCGTCGCCCTTGTAGTCGGTATCATCTTCCTGTCTGAGGATGTCAGCGACCAGCGCCATCAGGTCGTTCAGGCACCCCTCTACCCTCATGGCCCTGCGCTTGGGCCTCGCGCTCGCAAGCATGGCCGATGCCGCCGCGTGTGAGTGCGAGCGAATGTTCGGTGGGTTCGCGCCAAAGAGCGCGCCGGAAATGCCGCTCTCCTGCTGGAACATCGCATCGAGCGCCGAGATCTCTTCGAGCGCGTCCGATGGCACGTTAGGAGTGAGCTCCTGCACGCCCGCTCCCGGAAGCACGCTTGAGAGCGTTGCGCCGGGCCTGCTGAGCGCCGCCGCCTTCTCGTCAGTGATCCCCTGGAAGCCCTTCAGGATGCGCGGCGGGTTCTCCTGCCTCTGCAAGAGCTTGTCCAACTGCGCGAAACGTTTGTTGCGCCAATACTGCAAGCCGGATAGGAACTCGATCTCGCTCGCGCCCCAGAAATAATCCGGTATCGGGTTCGGCGTCAGGTTCTGAAACCCGATCCTACCAGGACTGACAAGGTTCTTGCGGTCGAGGATGAACACATCCGGGGCCGCTTGGATGATGATGCGCCAGTCTTCGCAGGATTCATCCCACGCCCATAGCTCGCGCATTTCGATCACGTCGGCGCTAACGCGCGGCTCGTATGGATCGAAGCCCA